CTGACGTACAGAGTTAATAAGGTCCTCCTCTAGGCTAGATAGGTTCAGGTAATTCTTAGCGGCAATCTTGCCGCTTAACTCCTTGAACTTGCCAAGGTGATCCGTGTAGTCCGACAGGACACTGATGACCGTCTCCCGATCTATTCCGTACTTCTTGACAATGCGGGTCTGGCTACTGCCAGTACTGTAAAGGTACAATATAGAAGCAACCTTGTCAGGGTTGTGCCTAGACAAGCTGCGGACCTTAGCGACCTCCTTCTTTTCCGCAACCTCCCAGATAGCTCCCTGGATTTCTTCCATCAAGGCAGCCTTATCTTCAGGTGAATTTTCCTCTAGCATTTTTACATTATTTGTAAGTTTAGCTTGACAGTCAAGTAAAAAGTACTGTATAATCTATTTATACTCCTTAAGGAGTCCAAGCCTTAAAGAGCTTCCCGTCCCCGTAGGGGCAAGGGAAATAAGGTAGCCAAAGGAAAAAGGAATCATAACAACACTCCTTAAAGAGTACAGGAACGGAATAGGACTCCTTAAAGAGTACAGGAACTTGATAGGCGCCAGGTACCCTGGCCCATGAGTTAGGTATTTTTTTAGAGGGTGGTTTATGAATACACATGTCAGACTCGACTGATATAAGTTACCCCCACCCCCCATCCACTGCAAGGCACTGCAAGCTACCTTCACCCACTCGGGCACTGGCTCGGGCACTGCCGAACCCAGCATTAGCCCAGCTTATAGCCGCTCGGGGCATTAGCACTCCTTATCAATAACCCCAGATCGGATCCGCATTAGACCAGCTTATGGAGACGGAGCCTCGTACGTGAGATAAGTTTTTCTTCTTCGATGAGTGAAAGCATCCACAGCATAAGTCAATCTACTCTACTCTACTCTACCTCCTAGAATTAGCACATCTACTTCTGGGTCATCTTGTACTCCTTAAGGAGTGTTCGTAATAGTAAAGGGGATTCAGTCAAATGATAAGAGCCGCTGTTTGCGGCTTTGCGTTATAAGATCTACTTTAATGGAGGGGATTCAGGGTGAGTGATTTTCTGTCCGATGCCAAAATCCCGAAAAAAGTCGATTTCAACGAGAATGCCTTTTTAGGGCTTCCGAGGGTCTATGTACCAATTGAAAATCGGACACCGCACAGAGGGGCTGAGGTGCCCTGCTGTCGATTTGATTTTTGGGTTTTTAGAGCATTATCAACGACTTACAAAAGTCTATCAACGACTTACGCAACTGCTATCAATGACTTACAGAATTCTATCAACGACTTACGTAATTAATTGGGAAAATGGCTGAAAATGGTATATTCAGATCGCCGCTGTCTGCGGCTCTTATCATTTGGCTCTTATAAAAAGCATAGGATTTGATTTGCATATGTATGGCACCTGCAAAGTCCGATTGAATTAAAATGAAAATAAATTAATTTTTATTGAATTAGGTATTGACAATGCACGAGTTATGCACAGTCTGGGAAATGTAGCACACGTTCTTTCCCAATATCAGCGCAAGCCACCGCCGACCGATGCGGACACACAACTCGGAGCTGTACCGCAATGACGAAGAGCTAAGGATTCTCCCAGCACAGACAGCCGCCAGATGGCGAACGTAGACCGACACTAACATAACAACACAGCCTGCTAGCTTTACCGCTAGCGGGCTTTCTGGGTGTAAGCATTCCGCTTATTTCTAACGCACAACCAATCAAAATTATGAATAGCAAAATTAAAGACGCAAAAACAGCCAAAGCATTACTCAAGAAAGGCAAGTGGTATTCTACTCCTAATGATGTCATGACAATTATTCAGTCAATGGGCATCTGCAATACAATAGAAGTCAGAGTAACTAATGATCCCAATGATGTGGACTACACAGTGTCTGTATCGAACATTGACGGAGCTTGGAAGTGGCTCAAGTGGATCAACGACACTCCTGCTCGCACGGTCCTGTATGAAACAAAGGACGGTGAGACGATCGACTTCAAAGATTCAGCCCCTTATCAATACAGATTTGCCTAACAATCCAACAGCTCTCACTCTCACGGGTGAGGGCTTTTGGGGTATAAGCACACTGCTTACAATCACACAAATCAATCACACATAGCCCGTCAGGGCGACCAACACATAAACACAAATATATTATGAACAAAACAAACCTAGAAAAAGTAACTAACGCAATGGAGTTCGGCTCTCCTCTCAACCAAGTGCTAGTAATGTCTGCACTGGACAAGTACTGCGAGCAGGTGCTGGCGATTGAATCAAAGCCAGACAACTGGACGAATGGACTGATCAGCTGGGAAGCTTGGCAGGAGTCAGCCCGAGACGTACAAGAAAAGATTAAGTAACTCACAGCCTCTCAGCTTACCGCTGAGGGGCTTTCTGGGTAGAGGGGTACGCTACCCTTCGTAAACTATAACAACGCCGTACAGCGGCACACAGGAGCATTAAACTATGACTAACAGACAATACTACCGCATCAGCGGATACTTCAAGGATGACAAAACAGAGTTCACTGATTATCTAGTCAGCGTTGGCACAGACAGCATTGACGAAGAGCGAGACAATCAGATATTCTTTTATTATTCAGATTACAGTGAACTATCTCAGTCTATTGCAATCGGAGAAAAAACTAACGAAGACTTCGTAGTAACAAATCACATCAAAGAAATTACACATGACTAAAGAAATCACAACCTATGAAATAGACGAAGTAATTAACTCCGAGCAGGAAGCTCGGGACAACGCCGAGACTTGCCAGTTCTGCGACAACGACGATATGTTCGTCGGCGGACTGTGCTACACCTGTGCCCAAGGGCACTACGGATAAACACATAAACACATAACCAAATACACATATGAAAAGAGTAGCATACATACACAAAGCCAGCACTGGATACTGGCACATCAGTGACAACGAAAGAGAAATCCTTTCAGAAGAGGGGATCGGTTACGATACCGAGAGAGCCGCCATCAAGTCAGCCCGACATACAGGCTGGTTCACTCACCGAATAGACCTTAAAGGAAGGGTAAAGAAAATATAAGCTTGTAACTCCTTAAGGAATATAACTCTTTAAGGTAAATGCCCCTTCGGGGCAAACTCCTTAAGGAATACATTCTTAATTATATAAACCAAAATAACACTGTCAAGGAAATTATGAAATCAGAAATATCAGACCTACTTATGAACTTCGAGATGGGCGAGCTGGACTCTCAAGGTACGCTCCGCCTATTTTCAGAACTTATCCGCACTGGTGACCTCTCGCACCTACAAGGGTACTATCACCGAACAGCGATGGATCTTGTCGACGCAGGTTACCTCGCAAACAATGGAGACATACTAGCATAATGAAAAACAAAAGAGACAGACACACAAACCTCGACGACCTCATCCAAGGGGGCGACCGAGTCTTTCACTCAGCCTGCATACTGCTTGGCTGTTTGCTAGGTGGTAGCATACTGCTACTAATTGCCGTAATCGTAACTGAACTAAACTAAACTAAATCATGGAAACAATAAAGCTATACACTTACCCTCAAGGGGTAGCAAACAAACTAGGGCAGGACACTTACGTTCAACGCCTCAATGAACTCAACAGGTTTGACGACTGCCTAGTCGTTGACCTTGACGAAGGCGATCAGTACTTCGTGCATCCAAAGGAACTGCCCAGCCGTACACCCGAGGACATCCTCAACTTCATCGAAAATAAGCAACTTGACATACAGTACAATACTGATGTAGATGGAAATACTACTAGCATCGAGCTGTACTCGTGGGAGAATAGAATCTCGCACACGATAAACACCAGTTCCCTTATTGATGCCGTCAACTACTTGATGGATATGGATGAACAGGAACTATAAGGGTTGACAGTGCATAGAGTGAGTCATTCAATATTAGGATGGCTCACTTCTATGACTGCACTGATACACTAGATGCTTTCCTTCGGGAAGACATCACCACCGTAGCACAGGCTCGAAAAGTCCGTGCTATTTATCCAAGCGTTACTACTGTACTGGGCATCTGCAAAGATGAATTCCTAGATAGCATATACAAACCATCTAAGATGGTGGAACTAGGTAGGGACAACCCTTATCTGCACTGGCGGGAGATCGAACGCCTTTGCTACGGGATGCGGGAGCACCCGACCGATGGTTCACTGATACCATCGTCCGAATTTGGCACTGCCGTGCATAAGCGTATCGAGGATTTGATACAGTCTAAGATCCACGGTCATGAACTAGGGGAATGCCCATATAATGAGTGGGCACTACCCTTTCTTGAGTGGGTTGAGGAAGCGCAGGTAAAGCCCATTGCTACCGAGTGCATCGTCGCCGACCGACTGATCAAGATAGCAGGAAGCGTAGACTTCATTGGGTATGACTACGACGGTAAGCTCTTTCTGGCGGACTACAAGTGCCGCACCAATACCAAGGGTAAAGCCAAGGTATACGACAAAGACTGCGAGCAGTTAGCTATCGAAGCTTTCATTATACAAAAGGAATACAAGCTGGAATACACCCCAGAATGCAGGTCAGTAGTCATTGACTGCGACACCAAGAAGCACTGGCACCATGTGTGGAGTACAGACGACGTAAAGAAGGGGATCGCCAACGCCAAGCTTATGGCTAAACTTTATTGGAATAAGAGGATGCAGAAATGAAAGACCTCTACCCTATAGACTGGACGGAGAAGGGGCACTACCTTCGGAATGATGCCATACAACTCGACGGCTGTGACTCAGCCGTTATAGGTATAACCGAATCGGGTGAACTCTGTTACAGTTATGAACTCCTAGTGGACGTGTTCGTTACACGGGATGAGATGACCTACGACGAGGCTGTCGAGTGGGTCGAGTTCAACGTCGTATCATTACTGGGTTACGGTAAGTTTACCCTGATCTATACCGACCTATGATCTTTGAAATAAGGTATAAGAATGCTAGTATGCCAGAAGGTTACATAGGTAAGTGCATCAAGCATGCACATACCAAGGAGCAGGCACTCAAATACTTCTCACCGAAAAAGCCAGACAAGCAGGGCTGGACTCGGACAAAGCACAAAGCACAAGTACAAATCCTAAGCGTAAATGAAATACCTACCGAGTATGAAGACGCTTGACTTTATAGACAGCCCTAGTTGGAGCAGAGGTCAAAAAGTAGAGACTTCCTTTAAGGATATACTAGACAGACGTGGTATAAAATACAGGCGGGCAACCCTCGAAGAGCAATACAAGCACTTTGATTATGTCACTGATCGAGGTACGATAGACGTTAAGGCTCGAAAGAGGGTCAACAGAGGGGACAACTCTGAGCAAGACGAATTAGTCTGGCTTGAATTTAACAATACCGCAGGGAAAAAAGGATGGCTAACATCCGATGTAGATTTAATTGCCTTTGAGAGAATGAAAGATTTTGTTTTAGTTCGGAGGCAATCACTTTACGAAATGGCAATCAGTAAGTGCAACCTTGACGACAGGGTTAGCCGAGGGTCTGAAGCTTTATACAAGGGATACCAAAGAAGCGGGAGGAATGACCTGCTATCTATTGTAAAGATGGAAGACATATTAAATTTAACAGTTAAGATCATAGAAAAGTAAATATGAAATACCTACCAAGCAGCAAACTCAAGCAGTGGAGGCAGGACAACAAGCCGAAGGTGTGCCCGATCTTCAAGTGCAAGGTCAATGACGCAGTAGTAGATCACTGCCACAGAACGGGATTAGTCCGAGGTGTACTGCACAGGCAGAGCAACGCTTGGGCAGGTAAGATCGAAAACTCTTGGAAGAGATTCGGGCAAAACAATTCAGACCTTACTTTATCAGAGGCACTACGTGCCTTGGCTACATACCTTGAGGAAGCTCGGACCGACATCCTGCACCCAGTAGGGCTTCGGCAGAAGTGCAACCGCTTTAACAGGCTATCAAAAGCCGAGCAGATAGACACTTTAATACAATTAAAATGCGAACAAGATGAGATTAATTCTTGCAAGAATTCAAGTGATCGCACAGTATGCTTTCGCACTGCGCTTCTTAAGCAGTGCACTTAACCAATAACAAAAACACATATGAGTAATACAAAAACAAAACAAACACATAACACAATGCAGGAACTAGCACAGCATCACGCTGTATTCGACGTAGCTCCTTTGACCGATGACTTGTCCTCCTCTTATCTAATTAAGATTAATCAATGCAAAGCAACTGAATACTACGGAGCAGGTGATATCGAGGAGGCTATATTTACCATCATCGAGCATCCGTTCAGCACAGCAACCATCAACATTGGAAATAAAATTCCTAGCATTAAATTCAACTAACACATAAAACATATGAACATACTGCAAGAAATACAGTCGGAGCTAAAAGCTCCTAAGGGTCAAAGGAATAACTTTGGCAACTATTCGTACCGCAGTGCAGAGGACATCCTCACTGCGGTCAAGCCTCTACTGCAGAAGCACGGGGCAGCACTGATCTTAACTGATGCACTGGAGGCACTTGAAGGCCGCATCTTTGTTAAGTCCACAGCTGTACTGCATCACGATGGAGGCACGCCGTTTACTTCTGATGGCTACGCAGAGCACGCCGCAACAAAGAAGGGAATGGACCAAGCCCAGATTACTGGCAGTGCCTCCTCCTATGCACGTAAGTATGCGCTAAACGGACTTCTTTGCATCGACGATACCAAAGATCCCGATGCTACAAACACTCACGGGAAGGGTGAACCTTCCTACAAAAAGAAAACACAAACCCTGGATGGGTTAATATAATGGATAAGCAATACGACAACAACAACAGCGGTGCCCTCTTCCCTAACAATCGTAAGGAGAAGGAGACTCACCCTGACTTGAACGGCTCTTGTGAAATTGAAGGCAAAGAGTACTGGTTCAAGGCGTGGAAGAAGACCAGCAAGAATGGCCTGCCATTCCTGTCGGTATCATTCGATCCTAAGGAGGCGGCACCAGCCGTATCATCGGGAGTTGCACCTACTAACGATGACCCTATCGACTTCTAATATATGGAGTTTGATAAGCAATGGTGGGAGCAATTCCGCCGCAACGAAGTTGATGAAATACTCAGCTTCACTGCTAAAAAGAACAGTGACTACACGGGCGGCCAAGATAACGGCAACCCCTTTGCGAACTTCGATGAAAGCTCGGAGTTCGGTGTAGAACCCCTCACTGGTCTATGCGTACGGATGGCAGATAAGTTCCAGAGGGCTAAGGCCTATTGCAGGGACGGCAAACTATCCGTAAGCACCGAGGGTGACCAGACAGCCGACATCTTTAGAGATCTAATCGGATACTCATTGGTTGCCTTAGGTATGCTCGAGAGACAATCTCGAGAACGCCAACCATAACTACACCCTAACCGCCAGCTGGAGTCCTACCCTCCAGTTGGCTTTAGGATTTTAATAGCACAAACCAAAATATGACAAACCATGACAAACCTAATAGAAGCAGACACAGAACTGCCAAATAATTTATCAGCAGAGCAGGCCTTGATTGCCTGCTGTTTACTGGGGGATAACTCAGACGCATACGATAGTATCTCTAGCTTAGTACGGGCCGATGACTTCTATGCTTTGCGGCACCAACTAGCATACCAAGCTATTGCCGACCTAGCAGGATCGGGAGAACCAATTGATGAAATCAATTTAGTTGAACGCCTCAAGGTCAACAACTGCATCGACGAAGTCGGAGGTGTAGTAGGTGTAATGGCACTGGCTGACGGGGTTGAGACGACTGCATCAGTCCGCAACTACGCAAGCATCGTAAAGGAGAAGAGCAACCTACGTAAGATGCACCGTGCCTATAAGATGGCCGCTGAACGTGCCGCTTCCGAGCAACTGGATTCCTCTGAGATTCAGGGCCAGATCGACAGCGAGCTTGACCTAGTCAAAGGTAGCGAGTCAGGGGTAGAGAAGATCTCTAACTCGGTTGAACTGCTCAGGGAAGAGTTCAAGCAGATGCAAGAGGGCACATACGTCAAGGACGTAGTTAAGACTCACATCAAGCACCTAGATGAGAAGCTCGGTATGGGCGGCATCGGTGCAGGTGAAGTCTGCATTGTCGCTGCACCTACCTCTTGTGGTAAGTCCGCCGTGGCTATTAACATTGCACTGCGTGCAAGCAAGATTGATTCGGTACCTTCTGCTATCTTTTCTTTTGAGATGCCTCAGAAGCAGATTGCTAGACGTATGCTGCAGACCCTAAGTGGGGTTAACCTTCGTCAAGTCGAAGAGAACGTAGCTACACCTGCAAAGCTTAAGTCCGTGCACGCAGCAACTGAGTTGCTTGATGGACTGCCAATCTATACTGTGCATAGCGTCAAGGGTGCAGATGATTTGAGAAGTCAGATCAGACTGCTGGTCCGTACGCACGGGGTAAAGCTAGTGGTCATTGACTACCTGCAGTTAATCCCATTTGGCAAGAGCGTAGGTAAGACCGAGGGTATCTCAAACATCTCTCACAAGATTAAACAGATAGCAGTAGAGCTAGGCATCGGTATACTACTACTAGCGCAGGTCAACCGAGAGGGTGCCAAGCGTGAAAGCGGCCTGTCTCTTTATGATCTTAAGGATTCTGGTGACATTGAGAATGACGCAGACGCAGTCGTACTTATGTGGCCAGAAGGAGGGGACGTTGAGTCCGCTAAGAAGTTCGATTCAGTCGGACCATACACTGAGTTGCAATACTCAGTTGCTAAAAATCGAGAAGGCGAACGTGACGTTCGTGGAATCTTCAAACTATATCACTGCGTAGGAATAATAAAGTAATGCTAAACAAAATAACACTAATCGAAATCGCTGCAGAAAAATTCTGCACTACATCTAATGTCATTCGGGGTAAGTCCCGCACTCAACGAGCATCCTATGCCAGGGATGCAGCATCGTATATGATGCACCTGCAGGGGTACACTCA